CTGCGGTAAGTAACTTTCCAGAAAGTAATTTGAGGGTTACCAGTAAGGTAAACATCCTGTGCGCCGTAGGCAACGAGTTGCATTAATCCACCTCCCATGTTATACTATTGCTAAAGAAAAAAACTTTTGGAAATTTAATTTAATTAATTAAATTTGATTAATTAAATTAAAATTTATGTTATACAAACTATTCTACATTATGTCAAGAAATAAGTCTATTAATATCAAAATTTCCCTTCATAAAGGTAAGCAAATATGAATCGTGGAAAATTTCTTTTTTCCCCTCGTGATTCTTTTTAAAGATATAAGAATCATTGTTTTTCTTAATGCTCCAACCATCATTGATTGCATTAAACAATAACACCATTTTTTGAAATTTAATACTGTCTAGTGTTATATCATTGCTAGAACCATCTTTGTTTTCTATATTAATTTTTATTTCCATAATTCTTTATTCTCTCAAAAGAAAACTATAACCAACTTTTAACTATTCTTGCAACTAGCCATAAATTATTATTTTCTTAAATTACTAATTAAATAAATTGTGAGAACTTATATAAAATATAAATATGCCTTCGTTTAAGCCAAAAACGACTAAAAAAATTAAGGTTAATAAAAAGAACTCGACCACATTAGATGGCAAACATCGTGAATTTGTTAATGAGTTTGTTAAAGACGAAATTGATAAAATCCCTACTTTGAAAATAGAGAGAAAAGAGTTGCGTGAAAAGTTAGAGAAACACAATGAGCAATATGCAGCAGACCAAACCCAATTATTTACAATAGAACAAATAATGGAATATAAAGATAGAATCGAAGAAATCAATGAATCTATAAAGTCCCTAAAAAACAAGAAAATGGAATATTTCCTCGATAACTCTAAATATATTTTTGATTACTTTGAAAATAAGAAAAATATTTCCAATGGTCTTGAAAGCCAACAGCAGAAAAGCGGCTCTAAAAATAAATTGGTCGATGCTTTCTTTAAAATTAATAAAGAAGGAGAAAATGCTGTCACTGGAATTGAATCCAAGAATAATAGCATCTTCTCTAAATACCTCAGCAATATTGATGAGTCCTTTTTGGATATAAATGCATTTTTAACACCCACGGATGTTTGTCAGGCTTGTTTCAAGGGCGAGTTGATTCCTATGGATGATGAGGGAGTATTAATTTGTAATAACTGCTCGACCAATGTACAGTATTTGATTGAGAATGAGAAGCCTTCCTATAAAGAACCACCCAAAGAGGTGTGTTTTTATGCTTATAAGAAAATTAACCATTTCAAGGAGATTTTGGCGCAGTTTCAAGGCAAAGAAACGACGCAAATACCTCATGATGTTATTGAAAATTTGAAGCAGCAAATAAAGAAGGAGAGAATTGATATAAATAAGTTGACTTATTACGAAACCAAAGGGCTTCTTAAAAAGCTAGGGTACAATAAGTACTACGAGCATATTAATTTCATTAAAGACAAATTGGGTATAAAGCCACCTATTATCTCTCAAGACTTGGAAGAGACATTGTGCAACTTCTTTATGGAGATTCAATATCCGTATGCCAAACATTGCCCAGACTATCGCGTAAATTTCTTGCATTATTATTATGTTCTTTACAAGTTGTTCGAGTTGCTCGGAGAAAATCATTATTTGCCGGAGATTCCAATGTTGAAAGACCGAGAGAAGTTAATCGAACAAGACACTATTTGGAAGCGAATATGTGAGGAGCTAGATTGGGAATTTATTGCGACTGTTTAATATGGTTTATATTCTCTATCTGTTATAGGATTTTGTTTATCATCATTTGGATTGAATCCCGTGGTAGTTTCACCCCCCCTTTTTCTTCTTTTTTGTGATTTCATACTCTTTCTTCTTTTTCCGCCAGAAGTCGACCTATCAGTGGCGTCAGAATCATTGGTTAAATCAAGTTCTCCTACGCTCATTGTACCCGCAGAGTTGGCATCAGAAATAGCAGAAATAGCAGAAATATTAGAAGAGTTTCCTTGGAGATTTGATGTAACATCAGAAAAAGAATTATTAGTATTTATTGTTTCACCCTCTGAATCGGTTTGTCCTTCTTCGTCCGTTGTTTCATCTAAACTTAAACTAGTATCAGGTAGTTCATGAATATCCTCTGGGTCAACTGCAATAGCTCCAACTCCGGGTAAAACAAAAGGAACACCACCAGGAACAACACCACCACGCATCTTTCTGGAACCACGACGACCCCTCTTTGTCGTCTTTCGTAAACTTTTGGAATTCCTTTTCTTATAAACTTTCTTACTAACGCGCTTCCCATTTTTTTTACCAAATTTCTTATTTGTACGCGATTTTCTCTTCATTGTTCGTGCCATTATATAATAATATAATACAATTATTTGACTCTGTATTATATTATTTGGTTAAATTGGCTTAAAGAGAACCGGCAGATTTAAAGCCCTCCGGGAAAACCGACAAGGTTTGCACCAATGCCGAATCCAGCGCCAGAGCGAGCCGTCACACCAATACTGGGAACATAGGTGTCCAAGATGCTAAAGGTGGCAGCGGCAGTTAAAGCGATTAAGCAAATTTCCTCCAAGTTCAAGGAGCGTTTAGGAATGGCGTAGGCAGCAATAGCAACCATAAGACCCTCGACAAGGTACTTGATCACCCTCTTAACAAGTTCAGAAACATCAAACATTCTTATAATAAATAATAAGAAAAAAATATATATATGCGATAAAAAACTTAAAATTAAATAGTTGTAAATAATTATAAAATGGATCACCCTAAAGAAACTAGCGCGCCTTATGAAAAACGATTGAACGCCGATGGCTCTGCAAATTCTAAATATGTTGACCTTCTTGAGGAAGATAAGCCTATTGCTGGACAAAAGTTTGTTTGCATTTCTTTTGTTTCTCCCGACAAGATTTTAAAGCAAAAGGAAGTATTCTTTTTCCAGGAGTTCCTAAAGAAGTGGGATTTCAACAAGAGTATGGAGAAGTTTGTTCAATTTCTCAACTTCTTGAGTTACAAGTATAAGCTCACTTTTGACGATATTACCAAGGATTTCCAAGAGTTTGTTAAGGAGGAGTACGACAATTTGCTTAATTCCAGTATGGAGGATGACTACAAGTCTTTCTTGGACCAGAATGAGGAGGAGTTAGAGAATTCCTTCAATGTCAAGTTCGATTTTCAGACTTCTACCCGTGGATTAAAGGTTCGCGGAGTTTACCCCACTCTTGAGGAGGCCGAGTTGCGTTGCAAGATGTTGAGAGAGTTGGACCCCAATCACGATGTATTCGTTGGACCCGTTGGTCTGTGGATGCCTTGGGACCCCGAGGCCTACAAGACTGGACGCGTCGAGTATATGGAGGACGAGTTGAACCAGTTGATGCACGAGAAGACTAAGAACGAGTCGTTTGCCAAGTCCGCGTTTGAACAGCGCGTAAAGGAGTCGAAGAAGAAGGCTATTGATGAGAATATCAAGATTGCTGAAAAGACTGGAACCACTTTAACACAGAACATTGACGCCGAAGGCAATTTGATCGGTGTTAACAATTTGAACACGCAAGAGTCAGTTCTACGAGAGAAGGACCCTGATACTATTTCTGCCGCAGACATTCGCGCGGAGCTTTTCGAGGGAGAAAACATCGTGGTTGGAAAGACAGATTATGGCCAAAGCGAATTGGTGAGCGGGCCCTTTGCTATTAAGAAGGAGGAGTAAATGCAAAAACAAGAAGACAAACTTGTAAAATATAATTTTTTATCTAAATAAAATAATAAATTATATATATGACTAATACTAAAACAACGCATCAAAAAACAAAACATACAAATAAAAAAAACAAGAGAAATAATAGAAAACTTATAAAAACGCGAAAGAATACTATTCACAAATTATTTCCGTTGAAACCAAAAATGGAAGACAAAGATTTGTGCTGCGCCATTCGTTTTTATGACAACTTTGATAAAATGATAAAACAATTTCAAAAATCAAAAATTTATGTAGAAGCCATTTTAGTTTCTAACAAACCAAATAAAGAAGTTATGCACGGAAATCCAAATGCCGCTTTATACACAAAAGAGTTTTTAAAAATGTACCCTGACAATAAATTTGCTCAGTTTTTACTATCCATCAATAATAAAGAATTGGGAACTAATATTGGCTTCTCGAGAGATGACGCAAAAAATTTGGCTAAATGGGTTTTAGACCCAAAAATAAAGACAAAAATTGTTATTTTTGATTGGGATGGCACAATTTCCGCTGTGGAAGGTCTTATATTGCCTCCCACCAAAGATAAAACGCTAGAAATGTTTAAAAAAGGAATTACTTACAAAGAAATTGCATTATATTACGCTGGAACCAAAGAACGATTGGAGGGTTTTCAAAATATGTTTAATTTCTTGCACGAAAAAGGAGTTGAGGTATTTATATTGACCAATAATCCTGTTGCAGCTTGTCATTGGAGAAATCTTAATGATAAGGGCATCGGTGATTTCTCTCGACACAACTTTTACAAGGTTGCAAAACAGTTTATTCCTAATATCAAACTACAGAATATATTGTGTGGGTACGAGACCGATTGTTTTAAACCTGACAGTTTTAATAACAATCCTCGATTGAGAGAAGTTTATTCTCAAATCGAACATTGGCATTTTCAAAATTCGGCTTCAAGTGCTTCATCATAATATTTCATTTTAAAACAAGATTATCAGGCTGTGTCTTTTTTAATTCCAATATATTAGATATTATATATGCTGTTGAAATTGAAAATAATAACAAATCAGACGACCCTCTAATTAATAGTGGCATATCTGATATCATTCTACTATAGGTGATCCATAATGACGATGAAATTATATTCATAATAGAAAATAGCAAAGAATATGGATTCGTAGATTTTTTTGTGTATAATAAATACATAAAAATAAATCTTCCTGATACTGAAATAACAGTAGCAGAATATGCAATTATTAATTCATTTGTCATAATTGCATAATAAGAGTTTAACTTTACACCTTTTTTTATTTAAAACAACTTAAAAAAAAGCACTAAACATAAGTAAGATGAGATGGTTACTTATGTTTACATTAGTTTCTTTTACAAATGGATTGATAAAACAGATGATTAGTAAAAGTCTTTTGAATGCTAATGAAAAAATGTGCAAGAATTGCAAACATTTTTTGCCACAAACTATGAAAGAGGGGGAATTACCCATTGGCGATTATTACGGTAAATGTGGTAAATTTGCGTACAAGTATTTAATTGGTGATGAAGAAGATTATGACAACAAGTTTGCGATTTATTGTCGAATGAATGAAAAGCTCTGTGGAAAAGGGGGTAAGTATTATGAAGAGAAGTGATTTATTTTGATAAGCAATAATAGTAATCTTCAAATACTATTTTATTTTTAATGCTTCTGCTCATTTTTGCTGCAGAAATATTTTCAGATTGAGCGGCTTTTGCTATCGTTTCCCAAGTTCCAATAAGAATGTTATTTGAGACTTCTCTTTTTTCGACGCTCTTTCCCGTAGATGATGTTTTCTTATATTTATGTTCATCACTTTTCAACAACAAACCATAATAACCTTCATTGGAACCATAGTCCGTCCAAACTGTAGATTTTAATGCATATTCGCAAGAATTCAAGTATTCCTTGATTTCTTTCATATCGTCTTCACAGCAATCTATGTTTACGCTTTTTTTCCACCTTTGATATTCGTTTAGTAGAGTTGAGTTTAATATTTTTCCACTTGGAGAAAATTTACACATTTGAAATAAAAAGGTTTCCACATTACTATTTAAAAATCTTTTTTTGTATTCAATTTCTTTGAGTTTTATACCAATATAACCGTGAACTAGTTGATTTTTATTTTGATTTTTTATTCTTGTAGGTTTAAAACGGGTGTCTAAATAATTTTTTAATGCGTGAAATGTTTCTTTTTTTGGTTTTGTTTTACTCCATATTCGAAATTGACCCTCTATATTTGTTGACGCTTCTTCAACATCCTTTCTAACAATACACATTGTATTAATAAATTCTTCAAATTTATCTGTGAATTCATCTTCTGGTAATATGGCATTATGATAAACTGATTGTTGTTCATTCTTAGATAATTCTATAAGTGATTTTTGATTTTCAACCAATTCTTTTAGTTGATAAATTTGTAACATTAAATTTGTTATGGTTTGTTGGGTTTCTTTATGTTCATCTTTTAATTGTTTATTTTCATAAGTTAACTCGTCGTTTTCTTTGACTATTCTGTTAAAATTGTCAATGCTATATGTTTTTGAAGCTATAATTTCTTTTATATACTTGGAAAGGTTATCAATAGTAAAATTAAAATCATCATATGCAATTATTTCTGTTTTATTTTTACTGTTTGCTTGAATAGAACGGATTTGATTTTTAATTTTTGAATGCGTTTTTATAAGATTTTCTATTTCGACCTTATTTTGAACCCTAAAAGCGGCAACAAGAATAAAATTATTGTATATTTTGCGATGATTTGTTACTCTTGTTGCTAGGTCATTTGTGTGTCCAAATTTTATTAATTTTTCATTTGCGTCATTAGTATTGTCAATTGTTCCAAAATATATGCATTCTGTATTAACTGGAAATTGAATAATTGTTGCTTGTTCTATCGCTTTTTGCTTTTCTTTTTTTGTTTTTAATATAACATTTTCTTTTTCCAAGATAATATTTTCTTTTTCTTCTAATTGGACTCTAAGCTCATCAGTTTCGTCTTCAATTGTTTGTTGAAGAACTTCTTCCATCTTTATATAGTATTCGTGAATTTCTGATGCTTTTTTTGTTTGCGCTTTTAAACAAAGTGACTTGAAGCATTTAATTGTTAACATAATAATTTGCCGATTTTGACCACCATTTTGTTTTTCACATTCCAAAACCGCTTTGCCTATACCCAAAGCGGTTTTTGTATTATCTGAACTCGCTCCTCCAGGTTGATGAGCAAGATTTTTATAATCTATATTAATTGTAAACTGTTTTTCTAATAATCTTTTTGCGTCTATTTTTTGTTTAAATCCCAACCATTTCCATACATTATCCAAATCAACTACAAAATCCATATTCTTATCATAATTCAAGTAGCAATAAAAGCTACTAACAAACAACTGTTGTTCAAATCCTGTAAAGTTTTCCTTGATTTTGTTTAACAACTTGTTGTTATATGCATTTGACAGCTTAGATATCGGGTTCTTTTCAATAAGTTCAACTATGTCCAATTGTTGCATCCTTTATATTATAGTCATTTTAAATGTCTTTAAGTTGAAAATGTGCTTTTTAATTAAATAAGCGCATTTTCAAAAAGGGGGGTCATTACCACTTTGTCTTTTTAACACTAATTTTTGGCCCTTGGCCGCGTTTCTTGACATTGTTCGGGTCATACTTCTCGTCTTCTTCATCCGAGTTAATATCTTTGCTGAGTTCCCAGAATTCTTTTGACCCTAATTTGAAGTCATTGTGGGAATCGGCCTTGTACCAGAAGACTTGTTCGTGCAATTTGTTTGATTTGGCGTTATTATTAATGACCAAACACTCATAGTTCTCTGTGCATTGGTCCATCACTTGACAAAAGGACTCGAATGTGGGGAACATACCAGCATAATTCTCATAAATGCGCTTTCTATTGGCAATGTATGGTTCTCTCAAAATAAAAACATAATCTATGTTGGTTCTCAGTGTGGGAGGAATACCAAGAGGATATTGCATTGTGATGATTAACATTATCTTCCAGTGTCTCCCGTTCATAAAGAGTAAACGCATCATTTTATCGCGAGTCCATGTACCGTCGTACAAGCAATCATCAAGAATTACAAATGCGCGAGGATCGATTGTTGTGCGTTTGAAAGTCTCCATTTCCTTTTTAATTTGCTTTAAAACCGATTTTTGTCGCTTTAAAATATTCTCGACGATTGCAGTGTTGTACTCGTTGTGAATAAACAACTTGGGAACCATTTTACCATAGAAACCGTTGCCTTCCTCTGTACCAGCAACAACAACACCAATGGGAATGTCCTGATGATAAAAGAGAAGGTCTCTTACAAGGAAAGATTTACCGGTATCACGACGCCCTATTAATACAACGACGGGGCCTTTGGATTCATTAGGCTTGAAACTGATAGTTTTCATATCAAATTTTTTCAACTCAAGGGTCATAATGTATTTTAAATACTTTAATAAAATAATTTGATAAAACTTACACATTTCAATGATTATTACATATTTACCATCGTTTCATTTAGAAAACCTTGCATTTTACTAAATGAACCCGTCTTTTAATTTATGAGTTAAATTTTAATATAATTTATATATTATTTAGCTAATGACAAGTAACCACGCGACAATTAACTATGAAAAGCGAAAGAATAGTGAACTATTCAAGAGCTTTCAAGAAAAGAAGGAATTATCTTTCTCCTCTGTGCAAAATTACAGTCCTATATTCAATAAATTCTTCTCTTTAACACCCAACAACTTCAATTCCATTAATTTAAACAACAAGTTTTATATTTTTGATATTAAAAACTCCTTGGAACACAGCGATAATTTGTATACTTCCCTTGTTAAAGGTATAGACAATGAAAAGGTTCTAGAAAAGGAGGTATTTTTTAAATTTGCGCCTCTTATTGACCCCTTTAAATTCTTAATTGGAAAATATAATATCAACGACGAAGCATTATACACATTGCCTAAATTGAACAACGCAATTTCCTCTGTTCATCCTAAACTGCTTGATGAAAACAACGCATCTTATGTCGACGCCTTTTTTTCATACTTGTCCAGCAAATTAATCCACAATTATCGATTTGTTAATGGTGTAGATTTTTATGGTTCTTTCTTGGGAATAAAACAAAATTTTAAATTAAATGTGATTGACGACATTGAATATTTAAATCAGTCTGATTTTTTCAATAAGAATAAAAATATTGCGTTTGAAATAGACGATTACAGTTTTATCTTGAATGAAAATGATAAACCTGTTTTAGCTCCCATTAAAATTGAGCATAATATATCCAATAAATCTCTTATTTCTGTGCAATCTATTAATGAAAATTTATACGAAGATTTGTTTGTTTCTGGATCTTCTTCTGAGTCCGCTTGCGAAACAGAAAATTCGATACAAATATTGACAGAAGAAAATCTGAGAGAACACACCTTGGACCTAGTTGATATGACAAATTCCAAAGAATTGTCTGATCATAAAACAACTACAATTAAATCTGGCTCAACATGTTCTTCTAGAACATCTCACACTTCAGATGAAAATTCTTCCAAATGCGACAACCAAGACGAAGAGTCCCATTCATCTGATTGGGAATCAAATAGCAATAGTGACAATAATAGTGAGAATAATAGTGATAGTAGTAGTGAAGAACAAAGCGTTGAAGTGGTTATACCAAGATTCCCCGTAAACATAATTTGTATGGAAAATTGCAAAAGCACCTTTGACGATTTGATTCTTAACGAAGATTTGTCTCAGGAAGAGTGGTTATCCGCTTTTATGCAGATAATTATGATTTTAATTACTTATCAAAAATGCTTCTCATTTACTCACAATGACTTGCACACAAATAATGTAATGTATGTCGAAACGGAAAAAAAATATCTTTATTATTGCTTTAATAAAAAACATTATAGGATACCCACCTTTGGAAAGATTTTCAAAATAATCGATTTTGGTAGAAGCATTTATAAATTTGACGGAAAACTGTTTTGCAGTGATAGTTTCCAACCTGGAGCTGATGCGGCCACACAATACAACACGGAGCCTTATTTTAATGAGAAGAAACCGCGTCTAGAACCCAATTACAGTTTTGATTTATGTCGTTTGGCGTGTTCTATTTTTGACTATGTTATTGAAGATTTGGACGAAGTGGCTGATTTGAATGCGTGCACACCTGTTGTGCGTTTAGTTTATGAATGGTGCTTGGATGATAACGGCATTAATATTTTGTATAAGAATAATGGAGTGGAAAGATATCCCGATTTCAAACTATATAAAATGATTGCTCGTTGCGTTCACAATCACACACCGCAAGCACAATTGGAGAGAAAAGAATTCAAAATGTTTCAACTTTCCAAAAAAGATATTCCAAAAACTTCAATTGAAAAAATTATTAATATTGATGAAATGCCAAATTTAGCGGTTAAACAAGAAAAATAAAATAGCTTGTGTATTTAATAATAAAATGACATTTGGGTTTATAATTGCAAGACATGTTAATTCGGAGACAACAAATTATTATTGGAATCACTGCATCCAATGCATTAGGCGTTTTTATTCTCCAGAAAAGTATAAAATTGTTGTAATAGATGATAATAGTAATAAGGAATTTTTAAAAGCGGACTTTGACTATATCAATGTTGATTATGTAGAATCAGAATTTCCAGGAAGAGGGGAATTGCTGCCTTATTATTATTTTTACAAGAATCATTATTTTGAAAATGCAGTTATTATACATGATAGCGTATTTTTTCAGACAAAAATTAATTTTTCAAAATTAATAATTCCAGTTCTTCCATTGTGGCATTTTTCTGAAGAAAAGACAGAGAATATTCCAAATACTTTGAGATTGGTACAATATTTAAAAAACAATTACACACTTCAAAAAAATATTATTGGAAGTAATAAATACGAGATTTTGTCTTTTAACAATACTAATAATTGGTTTGGTTGTTTTGGGGTTCAAAGCTATATAAACTATAAATTTTTGACATTAATACAAAACAAGTATGGTTTGTTTAACTTATTAAATTTTGTAGTAAATCGTTCAGATAGATGCTGTCTGGAGAGAATAATGGGATCCATATTCTTCAATGAATTTAAAGATCTTGCAAAATACAAATCGTTATTGGGAAGTATAAGTGTATATTGTCCATGGGAGTATTCGTGGAAAGAGTACTGGTCTCAAATACAACAACGCAAAAAAAGTAAAAAGCCTCTTATAAAAGTTTGGACTGGGCGATAATGAGAATAGTTTTTCTTTAAGTTAAAAATTGAAGTCGATTCTTAACTTAAAAGTAATACAAAGAATATTATAATAATGACAGCTCCAGCTCTTCCTATGAATATTATTAACGACATTGTTTTACAAGCAGCAGTCTTGAATAAGGACAAGAAGTTCTTTCAATTTCGCTTCAATGGATTTTCACAAACCTATGAAACGCGTTGGTTCTTTCGAAAATGGTATCAACAAAGCAGAAAGTTTTTGGTTTTGACTCGTTGCTTGCGCTACAAAATAAACAATCCTCCTGAGGTTCGTTTGTTCTTGGTAGAACCTTGCATTGAACCTACATCTACAAGAGATTGGTCTCTCGAAGAAACATCTGAAGAAGTAGACGCTTTTGCCAAAAAACTGTCTTGGGGTTTAAGATATGAATTCCCTGAACAATATAGAACCTACGATGATTTCGGTGAAGATGAAACATATAAATATACTTATATCCACTTTGAAGACGGTCGAAGTGGATATAACTGCGCGTTCATTGAAGAAAACTCTTGTGAAGATTCACTGCTTGGAGACTATTACACACCAATGTTTCATCGCGCTTATGTTTCAGTAAATGGGACCATTTTCCCATTCTTTAAAGAACCCCAAAGGGAACGCAAAAGCTATCCTTGGAACGAGGAAACCAAAAATGACGAAAAACCAGAATTGCAATATTATTTCATTTGCTATTTAACCAGACAACGCGGTATGCGCATAAAAACAGATGGATACCGAGAGTATTCGTTCAAATATTTTGACGAAGACAAAGGAGAATGGAAATACGAATCATTCACTCCGCACGAAAGAAGGGCATTGCTCCCTTATTGCGAAAATTCATACGATGGTTATTATAGCGATTGATTACAATTAGAATCCGGGATTGTCTGTAAATACCGCTGGATTGGTTACCGCAGCCTCTCCACCTTCTTGTATTACTGGTTTCAATTGATCTAACACAAAATTACCTGCAATTACGCTAAAATAAACCAACAAAGAATCGCGTATCAAAAACTTTAACGGTTTGCTCTCTTTATCAACAAATCGCATCTCAATAAACTTTACTACAAAAAATATTACTGAAATTACTCCAGCTACCACAAATATATTTGGCATTTATTTTACATTATTAATTTCTTATTTTTTATTTTACGCAATAAGCTCTGTAATAAAAAATAAGTTTGGCCTTTATATTTAAGCTAAAACCTCAATATCATTCAATAAAAAATCTTCTTGCAAATTCATTTCATTTTGGTCTAACACATGAACATCAAAATTATCCAAGTTTACATGTTGGTCCTGAATTTGCAATCTCACATTATCTTCATCGTCAGATTCATATTCGGATCTCCTTTGCGCGTTTCTCAATTCACTTATTTCATCTAGACGCTCCATAGTTTTTGGAGCCATTACACTCCTTTCACTGTTGTCAGCTTCTCTCACACTGTCCACATCACTAAATGCCAATCTACTTGTATCTTCGCCTAAATCAGGAAACTCTGGGATTTCAGTGTCTACAGTTCTTACCATTTCCACTCCTTCCGACTCTAAAGTGCGAACAACGGGCACCTCTTGTTCCTTGGGAGCCTCCTCAGAAATAATATGAGGTTTTTCTGCTTCTTTCTTACCCTCTTCGTCCTTTGGCTTCTCAATAATCTCTTCCTTGATTTCTTCTACAACATCCTCTTCAACAGTCTCGTCCATATATGCGCGTAATATAGATTCTACTGGAATACTTTCTCTCACGGTATTCAATATGCACTCTTGAACAATAATTTCTAGTTCACGATTATGTTTTTGCACTTGAAGCGGCGGAATATTGATTTCAAACAAATAGACATTTTTATAGATCTTGCGCGCAACATTAATGTAAATCTTGTGAATAAAATCGTCCAACTTTGGAATGGTAATATCAATCTTTTTCTGTTTCTGCCCCACTCGAATGGCTGTTAATAGCTTTAATTGAATAATGTGAACGCAAGTAACTAAATCCTCTAAATAACCACATCCACTTCTATCCACAATTCTATTTTTCTCATTCTCAATAATATTAGGATTCCACTTTGGAATTCGACTAATAAAATTTTGAAATGTCATCAAATACTTGTCCATTTCATTGTTGGACTTGCATAAATTAACAGCTTCGTCAAAAATAGATTTTAATCCTTCGCCAATTAATGGAGTTAATATGGTTAATAATCTTGAACCCCATTCATTTTTTGACTCGTGCAAACTTGACACATTAAAATCATCCATTTTACATGAAGGTAATATTTTCTAAAGTAAAATCTAAACTAATAAACAAGAAATTCAAAATAAACATTAATAGCAATTTATCATTTCTAAACTCCTTTTTTACTTTATTAAAAGCAAACAACAACTCGTATTTTTTATCAACGGACAAATCCAGAAATTGTGAATGTTGGTTTTCTAATAAATAAATTATGTCTAGACCGCTATATGCTTTCTCATACAATTTTTCAGATAATTCTATTAAAAAATTCGGCATTAAATCCGCTTTTAAATCTTTGTTCTCGATAAATGTCTTTTGTAATTCCTTCTTCAACCAGTCCATCCTCTGCGTTTTTGCCGTCTTTAATTTAAAAGTTTCGTTCAAATTGTATTTGTAAAGATTTAAGTTTGCACCATTTTGCAAAGGTTCTGGTATATATATTTCGCAAAAACGCGACAATATTGGCTTTAATAACTTATATTTGTCTTCTACAATAATAAAAAAACGCGTTGTGTGACTAAAAAGTTCAATGCATCTACGCAGCGCCGATTGCGCGTCTATTGTCAACTTGTCGGCGTTCAATAAAACAATACTTTTAAAAATATCTCCACCATTCGAATGTATGTGCGTCTTTGCAAAAAATTTCAACTCTTCTCGAATAAACTTGATTCCTTTTCCGTGAGCACAATTAACATACATTACATAGGATTTTATCTTTTCCTTATCATTGTTGTATATGATGTTTATAAAATCATTCACTATTGTTCTTTTACCGCATCCCGAAGAACCGTGAAATATGATGTTTGGAATTTTATGCATCTCATAAAAGTATTTTAATTTTGCCATTATATTTGTATGAATTTGCAATACCATTTTATTTGAAAGGATTTATTATAATAGGTCGTGTATTTTTATATTGAATTTAACCGAATTGTTTTTATTTTATATTGGAGGGCTCGCTCTTTTTTCAATATAATCCACCAAAAACTTGTAGAAAAGTTCATAAGTCAAATTGTTTGTGCATTCCATCATCGAAACATCAAACCTGTTTATATTTTTATCAAACGCATAATGCATTATTTGTTTGGTATTTTCCAAATTCTTTGCAGAATACTGCAAATTTAGTGATAACTTTTTTGCGGGAAGTCCAAAATACAAACAGTTGTCTATTATGTACTCAAAATCTTCAAATTTCAATGTTCCGCATGTATCCGTCAAACAGACTTCATTAATTATTTGGTTTTGCTCATAAAGCAACAACTCGTGAACTATGTAATCATTGTCTATTTGACCGGTTAACGGACAGTCATTAATGCACGAAACATATAGTTTGACTTTACCCCTATTTTTTACTTCATTGCATATCAAGTGAAGTTCTTTCTTTGTTTCTAGAATGTTACTATTTGTATTGTTCTTTTGAAAAGCGTTTGAAACTGATGTTATAAACGAAAAATTCTTGACTTTATTATCTAATGCGTTTTTTAATGCATTTAAACTAGGTGTCAAGAGAAATAAACTATTGTTTCTCTCCATTCTAGTATTTTTCAGTGTTGGAGTAAAATCCTCTTTAATAGAATTGTGCAATTCTAAAGAGTCTAAAAATATCTGCGATTGGGATACATTTGTTCCGAGAGACCCAAGTTCTATGTGTTTTGGATCATGATTAAATTTTGCACGATAATATATTGTTTTCTTTTCTTGCATAGTCCATAAATACAATCCGTCTTTTAAGGTTACATCAAATAGCTGAGGATTAAGTTTGTTGTATAATTCTTGCCTTTTTCCACATTGTTGCAACCACTTATTTAAACTATGAATACATTTTGGATAAGATTTTGACAACATTTATTATAATATGTTGTCAAACATTTAAATGGATTTTTTATATCTTCTCAAACTCCTTAAAAGTTGACCCAGGACTGCAGCGATTGTGTATAAGGATTTTCTCTAAAAGCATTGAGCAGGTCTGGTTGGATTCTCTCGCATCCAATCTTATTCTCATCATATTGCTGCTTTCCACGAATCTGTCCTATTTGCGCCTTTCCAGCGGGCATTTGCGAGACCGTTGATGCATTGGGCACCCACATTCTTGGATTATCGCGGTCAGAGTCAATGCGTGCTATATTTACATTCATTTGTTGATTGTAAATCTGAGTATTTCCTTGAGGTGTGTAGCTTACTTGAGTCGCCTCCAACTTGTCATTATTGGTTTGCCTGTAAGCAGCATCCACAATAACCTCGCCTTGGCGAGCGGCTCCATTTCCACCCACACTTCCTACATATCCGCATGTTGTCGTATCACGCTGATTGGCAATAGCTTGCTGATTGTGCAAGACATATCCAACGCTTGCTTGGTTTCCAATATAAGAATTGGGGCTATATAAGGTTGTTTCCTTAATAGTGGTAGCTGGCGCGTCGCCCGGGTTAATAACATAGTTCTGCTTCACATTTGATCCAGCGTCACCATAAATGCGAATATTAGGACCATATTCCTCTTTGCGCGTGGGTCTGAAAGCGTCCATAAGTGGCGCAATAACGGCTCCAATGGCGCCTCTAAAAGAGCTGCGATAGGTGTCAACTTGTCTGCTTGTCGAACGATTGTTCTCGTATGCAGTGTGGCTTCGGATAAAAGCATCGCCGTCTTCGCTTGGCCCTCTATTTGCTGCATTTGATGCGGGCACATCATTTGGGTCCAATTCGGCTCTCTTTGGTGCAGTATAAGCCGAAGGAACATAACTGGCATTTTTATCGCCGCCGGCTACGCCGCTATACGAACAAGCGGTAGTATTGCGCGTTGTGGCGTGCACTTCTTGAATGGGGCGCAACGCCTGACCTTTTTCTTGTCCAGTGGTGGTTAACCAACGGTCTTGACTATTAATGAAAAAAGTGTCGGGATGATACTTCTCAACCTTTCCGAGAATACCCACATTTTGCACCTTGGCATAAGAAGGGCCTTGATGGTTGTCGAGAGAATATTCCAACTTGGGGTTCGTGGCAACGCGTAATTCATCGACGGTCTTGGGCAACCACGAATCTCGCGCTTCCATACCAGAGTTATAACCATTGCTGCCGTTGGATGTGTAACCCTTGTCTAAACCGGGGCCAACATACTCGGAATCAAATGGCTTTACATTGCTGTTTTTCATACCGGGATTCACGCGGGATTGAAAGAAATC